GCTGAATTTAATAATTTCCTCGACATCCTCGCGGGTGTGCCATCCGGTTAATTTATTAATGATGCTCATTTCATTCTCCTCCTTAATCGTCATACCAATTTGCGTTGGGCGGCGATGAACCCTCATCATAAAGGGTGCGCAGGACCTTCAGGCCACGGGTCTTGGTCTTGTAGTCAGCGGTGCTGACCTCAATCACCTCATTGACCAGCCATGCCTCCAACATCTGCTCTGCCGTCTGGGGCGCAACACCCCAGCGGCTTGCGATTATCGTGACGGCATACCGACCATCGCGCTTCGCATGATAATGGTTCGACCATGGGCGCTTGGATGTCCAAGCCTCCTGCATGGCGTAAAGGATTTGCTGGCATGTGGACTTGCTGGGCCAATCAGCCTTTTCCTCTTCGCCAGCGCTTTCGTCTGTCGGCTCCGCATACAGGCTGGTTGAACCCTTGATGTCCCCAATCTCAACCTTCTTCAGGCGGAAATTCTGCTTCCAGCCGTCCGGTGCAGACTTAATCTTCTTGGCCAGCATCTCGCCAATGTCCGCACCCTCTTCGCGGGTAATGGACAGCAGCGCATCACCAGCCCCGTCAAAGACCGTAGAGCCACGCAGATTGCCATTGCGGCTCGTGTGGTGGACACCAGCCACGGTCGATCCAAACACCTCCCTGACGCGGTCACAGGCGGATATAAACAGGGTCATATCCTTCTGTAGGTTTTCGTCCGCTCCGGGAAGCACACGGCTGACCGTATCGACGTTAATCAGGACCGGAGGCTCACCAAGCTGGTTGGTGATGTCTAGCACCGTGCGCAGAAGCTTATCGACGTCTGCTTCGGCCATAAAGTTGATGGTCTGGCGGATCAGGTAAAACGGAATATCATCGACGCTGATGCCCGTTTCCTTTTCCCACGCCATGATGCGGAATTTAAGATCCGCTACACCTTCGCTCGACAAAAGCACAACGGGGCCATGCTTGTGGATTTTGCGTCCCCACCATTCGTCCAAGCCAGCGGCAATGGACAGTGCCATGCCAAGGCTGATGAACGTCTTACCACATCCCGGAGGCCCATAGATAAACATCAGGGAATTCTCGATCACGATGCCCTCAACCAGATACTTTGGATCGGGCAGCGCCTTGATGTCCTTTACGCTCAGGCGCTCGTAAACATCGATGTCGGCTTGCGTTAAGGTGTGGGAGCCGTCACCGCCATCGCCCGTTGGTTCCTGAAAAACCAAATCGGACTTTTTTTCTGGTGCGGGGACAGCCGCCGCTTCCTTTACACGACCATCCCACTGCCCCATGGCAATGTTCCATTTTTGGAAGAACAAGGACGCACCGCGCCCTTCGCGCTCCAACAGGATGTGGTTTGGCGTTCCGGGCTCAAACAGCCTGCTTTTGACGTTCTGGTCATATTTCGTGAACGCATCGCGCATTTCACGCTCTGCCTCAGCATCGCTGATAAACGGGCAGTCGCGATACATCTGCACCACCCGCGCCCAGATCAGGCGCGTCATATAATCTTCGCGACCGTCCACGATCTGGCCGAAGGCGTCTGTCGCTGTCGCAGGGCTGTCTGTGCGCTCACCGCGCTCGACCTTGGTGTATTGCGCCAACAGATCGTCAATGGCCTCCACAAGCCACATAGGGGCCTCTGGGATGGCAATGTTCCACGGCTCAAAGCCTTTGACCCATTCATATGACTGGCCGCTCTCGTGCTGGCTGGGCGGCAGCATGGCAAAGCCACCCTGACCGCGAATGTCCACGCCCATGCTTGTCTTGTTGGTGGGCGACACCCAGCCTTCAGGGGCCTTGAACAGTAATTGCAGGCCACCGCCGCCAGTGCGCTGTGTGGGCGCGTTAATCGGCATGCTGCGGTTATGGTTGTCGATCAGGTCATCCAGCCACGTCTTAGCCGCAGGATGGTTGTGCAGGTCGATGTCGAGGACAAATATGCCACCGGACGCATTACCTGTGATGATGCCCATGTTGGGGCGAGAGCGAAATTCACCGCTCCCACCAAACCAATTATTGAACGTGTCATCGTCAGCAATGTGATGTTCGTAATCACGCCACTTGATGACGGGGCGCTTCCACGCCTTATCTTCGCGAGGCATCTTGGCCGGAACGACCTGAATGCCCAGTTGGCGATACATTTTGGCATAGTCAGCAGGACCTGCAAAATCGTAATCGAATTGAATATTTTCCACTATCAGCCCCTGATCTATGTGTAATTAAAGCGTTTTCGCTCCGTAATATGCTATGAGGGCGGCGTCAGATCGACCGTCATCCTTTTTGCGTTGAAACAGATTGGCCTGCGCCGGAAAAAGCTGCATGGCTCTTTCACGGCTTCCGTCCTTACCCGCACGTTGATTGACAGCCTTCTGCCACGCCTGAGGCGTTACAAGCGTTGTCGGGATGTCATATGCAGCAAGGATACCCTCGACAATCCCTAATGATCGGCCAAAGCTGAAAACAGATGTCACGCCCTGTCCGGTCATAGCGTTGACGCGCTCCAGAAATGCCGAATTGATCTTGCGACCAGCAAGGTGGTTGGCCAGCGCCTGAGCGCTGACCTCCCGCTTCTTCTTGCCATTGCGGACAAGTTCCAACACTGGCATGTCAACGACCTCAACGGTCTGCTCGACCGTATCGTAAAACGCAAGCGCCCCACTAAGGCCGGGATCGATGCCAAGGACAATCACAGGCCCAATGCCGCTTTGTATGTGTCGAGCAGCGCTTCCTCTTCGTCACGCGCATCCTTTTCCATGCGGCGCAGGCGAATGATCTGCTTCACGATCTTGGTGTCATAACCCTGACCCTTGGCTTCGCTGTAGACGCACTTGATGTCATCAGCGATGCCCTTCTTTTCCTCTTCCAGACGCTCAATGCGCTCAATATATTGGCGCAGTTCCGCCGCTGTAATTTCATAAGACATTAATTTTGCTCCTTGTTGCGTTCTTCGATCATTGCGTCGGCATAAGCATATGCCAAGCGGGCAGCTTCCCACTCGTTGTTTTCGCGACAGGCTGACTGTAAAACCATGCCAGCAAACCAGTCACGCAGTTCCATGCCGGGCCTTGGCCCCATGTCTGAAACGTGTGGGTAAACATATTTATCCTTCATTTTCACTTCCTCTTATTGAATTGTTTCGGTCACAGCGTCGGCTGCGATGCCTTCGTGAATGGCCGTAACTGATTCGTTAACGGCTTCGCGGATCGACACCATCATCTTGTCGATGAAGCCTTCGTCCAATATGCCGCACACCAGTCCTGTTGCTAAAAAGTTGGTCATCATCATAGCGGTAACGCCAAGACCATCGCCGGGATTTGGCGCAACCTCCATCATAAGTTTCTGCACCTTGGCAGCGGCGTCAACCAGCCCCTGCTCATCCAATGCGTTAATTTCATCTGTCATATCTATCCTTTAAATTTAGAAAATTTCATTCAACCGCATAATGTTGGCGGCTATCTCTTTATTGTCACCGGCCAAGGCAGCAGCCTCACGCACGACTATCGGTGCGACTACTGACAAGGCCCGTCTGGCTGCAAAGCGGCAAAGTTCTATTTCCTTCATTGAGCCACCATCCGAAAAGGCGGCAGGGTTGATAGCCTTTGCCATTGCGGTCACCAAATCTTCGACCGTTTCTATGTGGTCGGTCGAAATGACGGTCATCCCAGATCTTTTAGTGCAAGCACCTCGACGGTGTTTGCCTCACGATTTGTTAAACAGGAAACCGACTCGCGCCCAAATGCATTGACGCAATACGATGAAATATCGCGGGAAATTACACGGGCGTCGTAGGACTTGCAGTCAATCACCGCCGTGTTCCCAGCCTTCATGCCTGTCAAAAAGGGCAAGAAGAACTTGCGCACTTCGCCACGGGGGTATTGAGGCAATTTTGTAATTTTGGGCGCAGGCTTTGGTGGCAGCACCTCAAGTTTGCCATACTCAAAGCCATCTGGCCTAATGACCTTAAATTCCAAGCCAAGCAACTCAAGTATATCGATGGCTTGCTTTAATTTACGCTCTTGGACTTCTAACATTTTGTTGCTCCTTTAAATGTGTCTACTAACCCTCTTCAAAGCCCTCCGGCCTGAACCCTGACAGCAGGGCCTCGACCGCAACCGACGTTGGTCCCGGCACTGGGCATTCGCCACTTTCGTAGCGTCTAATGGTGCGATCTGAGCCAATCCCCATGCGCAAAGCCTTAGCCAACTGCGTGGTTGTCATGTTCAGCGCATTCCGCGCCAATGCAAAATCTTCTTTTGTCTGCTTCATCATAACTCCAATTGTTCGATAGGTATCGCCGCACCAAGTAGGGCGGCGTGTCCTGCCATGTCAAGCAGCCTTTTTCCCCAGACGGGACTCGACTGCATTACGCAGCATATGTGGCTGCCAGTTCCAAACACGGCAGGCCTCAGCATATTCGCGACATAAATCCCGAATTTCATTTTCGACTTCACGCTTTTCCTGCGCTATTTTATCTGCGCGCTTAAACGCTTTTTGCGATCTCTTAATAATATCAAGCACTTGTGCATCGTTCATAAAATATCTCCGTTAATCAAATTTGCCGATAGCCCCTGTAGCTACGGGCACACTGCCCGATATGTCAACATCATTTTTTGGGTTGACGTATTTTTTTTACGGGCGTACTGTCCTGCGTATCGATTAATTATCTATTTATGGAAATCCTATGCAAACACATTCTAAAATTCAGGAATATATAGCCTACCGCATCGCGCAGCAGTTCAACTTTGGCGATCCGGAGGGCTTGCTTTCCGCGCCACGGGCAGTAACATCTGACCTGCAAACCGCCGTATCATCGCTGCGTATCGATGATCGCAACGGTCAATCCTATCGTATCACTATTGAGGCTGTATAATGAAAAACCCGTTCGAAGTGCATGACATTCAGCACCTGTCACCATCGACGTGCAACCTGTTCACATCGTCACTGGCCACATTCGTCATGAACAAGTGCCTGAAGAAAACTTCATCTGTTGGCCCAGCCGCCTATCGCGGGACTGCGGTCGAAGACGGTGTCGCCCATGGGCTTTTTAACCCTGACGCATCCTTGGCGGACTGCACCAAGGTCGCGCTGGACAAGTTCAACACGCTTGCCTCATTCATCAGCGGCGAAAAGGTCGATAAGGAGCGTAAGGCAATTCCGGACATGGTGGAGATGGGCCTGCGCGAATTGCGCGGCTATGGCGTCCCGTCATCCGCTCAGGGCAGCGTCAGCCTTGATATTGAGGGCCTGCTTGTGCCCATGATCGGCTATTATGACTTTGAGTGGGAGCAGCATGGCATGCTGACCGACCTGAAGACCACCCACGCGCTGCCCAGCAAGATCAGCCAGCCGCATGCCCGTCAGGTGGCCCTGTATCGTGCCGCAAGGGGCGACAACCTGTCTGCGCGGGTTTCGTATATAACGCCCAAGAAACACGCCACATATGCGCTTGAAAATGCCCGTGAGCATGTTGAGGCTCTGGGCAAGATCGGGCTCACCATCCAGCGCTTCTTGGCGCTCAGCGATGATCCCATGGAATTGGCGTCATTCGTCGTTCCAGATACGGACAGCTTTTATTTCAATGACCCAGTTTCGCGCCAGCAGGCGTTTGAGATTTGGGGCATATAACCAGTTTCCGCACAACGCGGGGAAGCAAGGTGCTGGCTAAACAGCGCCATAGAAGGAAAATGTAAAATGGCATTTGGTTTTAATTACGAATCATCCGGTGGCGACATCATCCCTATCGTTAAGTTTGACGCACGGGCAGGTCGCTTCTTCCGCATCGACCGCTCTGACGGTGTCAACAATCCCGTAGACATCACCACAGGCTTCAAGGCCGTTATGGACTTTGAAAACATTGAGGTCGGCTTCATCAATTTCCCAGCCGGTTCAGCGCCTGAATTCAAGGTCGCTCCGATTGGCCAGCCCATGCCTGAAAATCCCGGCGGCAAGTTCCGTCAGGGCATCCGCATGATGCTGAAGCTTGGCAAGGATTGCGGCGGTGACGTTCGTGAGATTGCTTCGACAGCCAAGGCTGTTCTGGGCGCTTTCGACGCCTGCCACACCGCATATCTTGCCGGTGCCAAAGAAAACCCCGGCAAGCTGCCTGTGGTCGCCCTTGAAACCACAGTCCCTATCGTCACGCAGGGTCGCGACGAAAAGGGCAATGCCGTAAAAACGACCAACTACGCTCCGGTCTTCAAGATCGCAAGCTGGGTTGAGCGTCCCGCTGACCTTGTGTTTAGCCCGAAGAATGGTGGCGACGCCGCCCCTGCGCATGTGCAAGCTGCCCCACCAGCCCCTGCATCGCCGCCTTCGACAGGCTCCACGCAGGTTCCGCCTCCTGCCGCCGCATCGTTTGAAGACGATTTCGGCTAATGGACAAGAGGGTGGGCGGGGTGCTATGCCCCGCCCATCTTTTTGAAGGTATTGCTATGAGATTTCAGATTACGATGAACATGCCGTCGCGAAGCGGTAATTCGGTCCACCAGATCATTGGCGAACATCCAGCCGAAAGCTTGGAAGAGTTGGTTGACGAAATGCGCGATTCGGATTTTATCATTGTCGATGAAATCTATAAAGACAGCGTTTCTGCCGGTGGCATTGGGAATTTTTATAGCGTCGGCAAGATTGCCCTAAACCCACTGTTCATTGGCAAGGTGAAGGTTTTTCAATAATGTCATCGATTAAAGATTTTACATGCAGCCACGGCACTCGCCTCACCAAATTTTGTCGAGAATGCGGCGTCACCTCTATCATGCGTGAAAACAAGGCGATCTACACCGAATCCGATATGGTGAACCACCCTCCGCACTATAAGGTGGGCGGCATTGAAACCATCGACTACATTCAGGCCAAGCTGACCGCCGAAGAGTTTTCCGGCTTCTGCAAGGGTAATGCCCTAAAATACATCAGCCGCGCCAATCATAAGAAAGACGCGGCTGAAGATTTGCGTAAAGCGATTTGGTATTTGGAGCGCCTTGTTACCCCTGAAGGTAACTAAGCAGCGCCGCAATTCCAGCAGCCAGAACCGTCAGGCCACCAATCGCCTTGGCTTTCCATCCAGTGCTTGGCACCTCTTTGTCCATTGGCAGGATCTTACCGACGGCCTTCTTTAGGACGGCCTTTTCGGCTTCCTTCTGTATTAGCTTTTTCAGATTAACCATATTAGGTCTCCTTATAACCAAGCAGCATACTTCTTGGTTTTCAGTTTACGGTCTTCGAGACCGTGGGTTCCGCCATTGATCCGCTTTGTCAG